GTGAGCAAGCCACCTCCCGCCCGCTACCGCACGACGACCTGGTCCAGCTACAACGCGGCGCTGCGCAGGCGCGGCTCGATGTTGATCTGGGTGGACCCAGACATGGCTTGGCTGGCACCGCACGAAGGCCGCCCCGGCCGTCCACCCGTCTTCTCGGATGCCGCCATCCAGTTCTGCCTTTCGGTTAAGGTCCTTTTTAAGCTCCCGTTGCGACAGACCGCGGGGATGGTGGCCAGCCTACTGCGGCTGGCGGGGCTGAATTGGTCCGTTCCTGACTTCAGCATCCTGTGCCGTAGACAGAGAACGTTGACCGTTCAGATCCCGTATCGCCGCGTCGATGGACCGCTCAACCTGCTCGTGGATAGAACAGGCATCAAGTTCCTCGGCGATGGAGAGTGACAAGCCCGCAAGCACGGCGTTCAGGGCCGCCGCCAGTGGCGCAAGGTGCATCTGGCCATGGAGACGGCCACCTCAGACATCCGGGCGGTCGAGTTCACTCCCAGCAGCGACGGTGACAGCCCAATCCTGCCTGAGCTACTCGGCCAGAGTCCCAAAGATGAACAGATCGGCACGGTGACAGCTGATGGTGCCTACGATACGCGCCGCTGCCACAAGGCCATCACCGAACGACGGGCGATCCCAATCATTCCAATCCGGAAGAACGGACGCGCCTGGAAGGAAGACTGCCCGGCAGCGAAGGCTCGGAATGAGACGCTGCGCGCCACGAAGCACTACGGCCGGGCATTCTGGAAGCATTGGACCGGATACCACGCTCGAAGCCGGGTCGAGGCCAAGATGCGATGTCTCAAGGCATTCGGTGAACGCATCGCCGCGAGAGACCCAGACCGCCAAACCGCCGAGATCCACGTCCGCAGTGCATTAATGAACCGCTTCAATGCCCTCGGCTCTACCGAGATCATTCGCGGGGCATAACGCCAGCGGGGTAAGGGTAAGTCGCGCCTCACGCGTGAGTTCTGCAACAATGCCATTCAGTACTCTCTTCGTCGTCCAAACCCACACGAACGGTGCCCGAGACGGGCTTCAGGATCGGACGGGAATAGCTTTGTTCGCCCGAAACATAGGTTTTGGACAAGGCCCAAATCCGTTGTTGCCCATCACCGATCCCAATCAATTGGTCCCGGTAGGATATATCAGCAGAGGCAGCGCAGGATTTGTAATCCGACCAATCTTTCCACCGGAACGCGTGGAGCTGCCCCCGTCGCGCTTCGAAGAACGCCACCAGTTTCTCGATATCATCAAGCGATCGCAGCCCGATGCCCGCGTCATAGCGTCGACGAGAGTGTTTCCATGGTGTATTTCGCTCTTCAAAGCCATTGGCGAGCGTGACGACATCTGTCCGCCGCTCGGGTCCGCCCAGGGAACCAAAGCTTAAGTTTGCTGGAAATCGCACATCGTGAAAGCTCGTGCTCTTGTCCGTCGATCATAATTTAGCGATTGCGTTGGCCCTGCTGGAGCGCTCTGCTCATCTGTGCGGCAATTTGACTGCGGCAGCGTTGAAAGCTTGCCGCATCAGGGGTCTGAATGTTCATGACAACGGTAACCCCGCCACCACCGCCTTGCGATTTGACCCCCAACTTCCCGTCGAGACCTCGCGACAGCGGCATGATCGCCTCTGGTCCGGCTTCCCCCATCAGGCCCGTACCGCCCCGTATAGGAAAAGAGGTAGGCGAGGATACGACACCTCCAACGGCGAAAGGCGTCACCCGCCCTTGGGTGAAAGTGCCTCCTTTTGCGAAGGGCATCACTCCATTGATAAGCCCGCCTACCCCATGCGCCATCAGCCCGCCGAAATGATCCGTTACGGGCGTTGACGCTGCGCGGAAGGCTGTAGCTACGATCGAGTTAGCGACAGTCCGAAGAGCGTCAGACGCTTTGAGCCCATCGAATACAACGCCGTCGAGTGCTTTCCTCAACCCTCCAGTCATCCCTCGTTCCAAGGCTTTGACATCATTTCCGGCGCTTGAAATTGTCGAAGCCATCCGTTTGATTTCGGCATCAAATGCAGCGGTGATTGCAGCGGTATTTGAAATGCTCTCCCGGAGTGTGTCCGTCTGGTCGTGGAGTTCGTCAAACTCGTCCGAGCTATCCATCACTCGCTCCTCCATTGGTATCGGGATAGGATTCAGAAAGAGACTGAAGCCGCGCACGGGACAGTGGCGCATCCGTTCCGCCCTGCCCCAGCATGAACATCAACTCCGCAGGTGTGAGCGCCCAGAATTCTGCGGGGCGAAGTCCAAGATCACGAATGCCGGCACGCATAAGGCCCGACCAATCGAACTTACTCATGCCCCCTCGGGCAGGGTGAAGGCGCGGACCAGCAACTCCGCCGCGGCGCGAGTTGCCGCAACCGGGCCACCTTCAATATCCGCGGAGAGAAGGTCAGAGCGGCATACACTCCAACCCCCTCCCCGGAGCCCTGCGATGATTAGGGCCAGGACATCGCTCGTAGTGAAGCCTCCAGCTTCGAACCGCTCGACCATATCGATCAAGGTTCCGGCGTTTAATGATGCTTCCAACTCCGCGAGTGCCCCCAGCGTCAATTTCATGACCCGAGGCTTGCCATCAACGACGAGTTCCACCTCGCCTGCATACGGGTTTGCCATTATAGTGCCGAAAAGCTGAGTTGACCCGCGGACGCCATCGACATTTCGTATGTCGCTTCACCATCGTAGCTTCCAGAATACTCGATGGAAGAAATCATGAAGGGTCCCTCAATCACTCCAAAATCAGGGATGATCACCTGGAACGGGGGTGTTTCCCCATCGAAGAATACTTGGCGGGTACGCTCGTCCGTCGAAGCGTCTTTAAAGACACCCGATCCGGAAATACCGGCGCTCTTTACTCCCGCGCCGCTAAGCAACTCACGCCACCCACCGGCGCTTTCCATGGACGTGACATCAATAGTCTCCGCGTTGAAACTTAGCCGTGTCGCCCGGAGCCCCGCGATCGTTTCGAAGTCTCCACCACCCGTCAAATCCACTTTGATCAAAAGGTCTCTACCGTTCTGAGCGCCCATCTGGTCACCTCTCATTGTAAGAAATCAGTCATCCTCGACACGAGCGCGGAACGTCAGGTCGATGCGCCTCTCCGCACCCTTGTCCTGTCGTCGCGCCTGTGCTCGGACGAAGTGCATCCCGATGAGCCGGCCTCGGTCGAGGTTCAACTCAACGCGATGCAACGCGTCGGAAATGGCTCCCGCAACCGACTTGGCCCGGCGGAACCCTGCAGTATCCGTGACCACCGAGATAACGAAACGATGCTCTGCGCCGTTGCTGGTATTGTCCGAACGGTCACGCACATCTTCGGGGCCAAGCGCGATATAGGTTGATGGCGGTATGCCGGAGGGGATCGCATCATAGATCGCCGTTCCGACCTCCGCTCGTACAGCGTCATTCTCGGCCAAATGCTGATAGACAGCCTTCTGCAGGGCGGCCGATAGGGCATAGGTCATGAGACGGTTTCCTCCTCGGTGAAACACGTCAGGTAGCGTCTGCCAGGATCGTCATCCGCTACTGCCAGAATCGGAAAAATCCGGGTCGTGTCGCGAAAGCGTTGTCCCGCCCTCGGCCTTGATGAGTATCCCACAGGCGTCGCGCGGACGGTGACGACGTAAGGCACGGTGGCGCGCGGCATCGTCGTTCCCGAAGTCTCTCGACCCGAACGCGCGCGAACCTCTGCCCAGAGCGTTCCGAGTGCCCGCCACTCTTCGGTGAACCCACCGGCGCCATCCTCACTTCGTTCGAGCGTTTCCAATATCAGTGGCCGATTGAGGCTGATGCCACTCATGCAACGCCTCCACCGACAAAAAGACGTACTGTTCGATAGCGTTCGATCAGGGAGGCGACACCGAAAGGCATGCAGCCACCCGAAAGCGCGCGTTCTTCACGATATTCGTAGTAGTGCGAGGCCAGCAACATAACCGCCTGCCCCAAATCCGCGGGAATCGTCGACCATTCCACACCATACCCGGCCGTAAAGACGATCTCCGCAGAGCCCCCCGGAGGGATTGAGGGCAGGACCGCCCCGGTGGGACGGACCCGCGGCCGTTGGATATCGCGCTCAAGCCAGTACCGGTCCGCCTCGATCACAACCACCTCGCCAAGACGGTCATGTATGATGAATTCGGTGATTGCCGATACTGGGGCCACCGGCAATGCTTGCGCGCCCGCATCACGCCACGCAGAGAGACTCCAAGAGAAGTCCCTTTCGATCAGCACCTTCCCGGTACGTGCTTCGATCGCGGCAATCGCGGCGCGAAGGAAGCTCTCCAAGACCGGATCCTGGACTGCGTCTTCAGCAAATCCGGTCCCAAGCCGCAGGTGGTTCTTGAAGGCTTCGACCGGAAGGGCTTCGGCCGGGATGGTCGTTTCTTCCACTAACATCATGGAACTTCTCCGATCAAACAAATCCCCCGGAAGTAAATGGGCGCGCGACCGGCAGGCATTGCTCGGACGGAGGGGGTAGCAGCTGGAAAACACCTGCATGGAATTGGGCGCGCGCCCTGGTTCAGGCGGGAAACCGTCCCGCCCTATCGCCGCCTCAGGAGACGGAGAATTTCAGAAGTTTGATCGCCGAGAAATCGGTCACGTCGCCGCCAACCCGCTTGGTGGCAAAGAAAAGAACGTTGGGTTTCGCAGAGAAGGGATCACGCAGAATGCGCAAGTCAGGGCGTTCGGCGACGGTGTAACCCGCAGAGAAGTCGCCAAATGCGATGGGAGTGGCCCCAGTGGCGATGTCGGGCATGTCTTCGGCGATGAGAACGGGATATCCCATCAGGCGCGCAGGCTCCGCCGCGGCAAGACCATCGGACCAGAGGAAGCGGCCGTTAGCATCCTTGAGCTGACGAATGGAACCTGCAGTTTTGGAGTTGAGCACGAAGGACGCATTCGCCCGATACTGCGCGCCAAGCGAATAGACCAGTTCCACGATCGCATCCGCGCCACCAAGGTCGCCATCGACACCGGTCGCAACGTAGCCGAGGTTGCCCCAAGTCCAGGATCCGGCATCAACGGCTGGATGCGCAAGAAACCCCTTTGGTTTGTCGATACCGTCGCCGGAAACAAATGCCGCGGCTTCAGCGCGTGAGAATTTCTCTGCGATCCGCTTGGCGAGCCAGCCCTCTACGTCAAAAGCGCTGTCGTCAAGAAGGCGCTGCGACGCTTTGGGCAAAGCCGATAGCTCGTGAAGCGGAATTGAGATCCGATCGATCTGTGGAGTGTCGGTTTCGGTAACCGACGCAGACTCGGTCGCCCAGCCGTGGCCGAGTTCCGAATGGTCAACCAGCACGTCATAGGTGGTCGCTTCAACATTGACGACGTTTGCAACAGCCCGAATGGATGCCGTTGACGACAGGACTGATTGTACGCTTGCCGAGGTCACCGGATCGACGAGGTAGCCGCCATCTGCTGCGATCGCGGTGCTCAAGGCCTTGCCTTCGAGTTCAATGCCGCGCAGCCCATCATCGTCACCGCTGCGCAGATACGCCGAAAAGGCCTTCTTGTGAGGAACCTCGACCTCAGTGGAATTACTCAGGATTGGGCGAGCCGGCGCGAAATTTTTGCGTTCGATCATGTTCAGTTTCTCTTCCTGCTTGTTGAATTTGGTCTCGATTTCGGCCTTGAAGCCCTTAAGATCGCTTACAAAACCGGTAACGGCCTGCGCGACCTCGGATACGCCCATGGCGCTCCGATCAGACAAGTCTGTCATAAGGATCTTTCTCTGTTTGGGGCGACTGATCCTAGTCAGCCAACTCTCGGCGCGCCTGTCTGAACAGTTGCGCCAATTCAAAAGTGGGATCGCCGTCACGCTCATCGCTTTTGGCGCCCACGCGGGCACTGGGAAGCATGGGGAAGGTCACGAGAGAGACCTCCCAAAGCTCCAGTTCGGTCAGGAGCCGCTGGCCCCTGTCGTTCTTCGCAGAGCGCACCGTGCGATAGCCGATCGACAACCCGTCGATCGCCCCTGCATCAATGAGTGCCTTGGCCTCACGGCCCTTTTCCACTGCTTCGAGAATTCGCCCCTTGACATAGAGGCCCCGAGCGTCCTCGTGCACTTCGTCCCAAATGCCGATGGGTTGCGCCGGGTCATGCTGCCAAAGCATTTTGACACTGCGTCCATCGCGTAGGATGCGCTCGAGGGAGGTCTTGTAGGCACCTTGCTGCACAACATCGTTGCCGTGATCGCACTGGCCGAAATAGCTGGCATAGCCTTCAATTTCCGTACCATCAGTAACGGTAAGATCTTGGTCAAAGCGGCAGAATTTGCGCTCTAGGCCGAAGTCATCCTTCATACCTTGTCCTTTTCTGTTCATCCTGGAACTGCCGCGATAAGTGACTGGAAAGCCTGCCCGATTATGGCCGCAGCCACGCCATAGACAGTCAGCCACAGGCGTTTCTCGAGCCGCTCGATTGTTCCTTCGTGTTTCTCAATGCGCTCTTGCAAAGTCTTGAATTGCAGCGCCGCCAAGCGCTCATATGCTTCGAGCCGCAGGCCCGGAGCGCATTCAAAAGACTCAAAGCCGCCGCGATCATCCGGCATCCGTTTCTCCTTCCGGCAACCCGGGCAGCCCTAGGAGAGAACGCTTTTCCGCGAGAGTGAGGAAACTTGCGTCAGCAACCCGCCGCCATTGTTGGTCGCGCTCCTGAGCAAGCGCCGCAACCTGATCGAGGTCCGGTTTGATCTCCACCTGCTCGCCGGTAAAGCCTGACAACCAATGACCAATTGCCGCCGTGACCCGGGTGGCGAGTGGCAATACCGTCAGGCGATAAAACGCCCTGTTGGCCTCCTGATAGTTCGCGTAGGTCGCATCACCCGGGATCCCGAGCAGCATTGGCGGGATACCAAACGCAATTGCGATCTCCCGGCCTGCGGATTCCTTTGTTTTCTGGAATTCCATGTCCGATGGTGAAAAGCCCATCGGCTTCCAATCCAATCCACCTTCCAACAACATCGGGCGGCCCGCGTTCCGAGCGCCCTGATAGTTCGCCTCCATCTCCACCACGAGTCGGTCATATTGATCCGGAGAAAGGCCACCAGTTCCGTCTACTCCCTTATAAATGATCGCCCCGGATGGTCGCGCGGCATTGTCGAGCAATCCCTTCGACCAACGTGATGCGCTGTTGTGAACATCGATCGCGGAAGCCGCCGCTTGCATTGGGGAGAGACCATAGTGGTCGTCCTGCGGATGAAAGCTCTTGATCTGACAGACGGGCGAAGCCCCTTCCCCAAGGTGAAAACGATGTGTGCGCCCGCCCACCGAATACTCATAGGCAATTGGCCATCCGTCCGCGCCGGGGACAACGCTCATCCGGTCCGAGCGGAGCACGTGCAACTCAAAGGGCACGCTCTCATCCCCGCCGACCGCCTCGACGTATCCGTTCCCCGTCAGCAGGATCTGACCATAGAGTGCTTCGAATAGCTCCGCCCTTCCTTGCGCTAGGTTGGGCCGGCCGATGAGGTCCAGGACCGGGTGCACGTCGTAGCGCCGCTCCTTGTCCTGCAGAACCAAGGGAAGCGCCGCGGCTGCCTCTGCGATCAGCTTTACAGCACGGAAGCAGATCGGATTTCCCGAAAAGCCGGTCCGGGTGAGCGAGGCCGTATCTCTTGGGCTCCAAGCGACCCGCCCGGATGTGCCGAAGGCAACCACTGGCCCTGTCGCGCTCGCCTTGCGCTCCGGAACCGGGGGCTCATTACGCTTGAGAAAGTCAAAAACCATTCGGTTCTCCTCGCATTACACTGCGGCCGACGCCCACACGGGCATCGACGATCGGGGCGATCTGGCCCCGGCGAAATCGTTAATTGATAGATGTCTCCTTCGAGACAGGTGGCTCAGGCGCCCAAGGCCCGCATCCGCGGCCGCTGAAACTTTCCGGCTGGCACGATCATCAATTCAGACAATGCCCAGACAAGCGCATCCACCCTGTCGGGGCTGCCTTTGCCTTCAAAGCCTTGCGTCGTCATCTGGCACATCTGGTCCTCCAGCGAGGCCAGACCGCGAACGTGAAAGACCCGGCCCTGTTCGTAAAGGGCCGCGACCGGCTCCGCCCGGGCCGATTTGCCGCGCGTCGCACGCACTTGCGTGAACGGAACCATCGGATCAATCTGCCGGACAACGGTCTCGATGAGATCGCCGCCCTGGTTGACTTCGGCGACCAGTCTTGATGCCCCGAATTCCGCCATGGCCTCGATTGCTGCGCGCGCCCATCCCGTCGGGCCCGTGCCTTGTACGGTGCGGTCGGCCAACACATAGGCCTTCCAGTCTTTTGGCGCGCCGCTCGTCACTGTGCCCGCCACGATAATCCCGCATTCATCCGACCCGGCATGACCCGTAACCGGAGGATCAATCGCAACGATCACGCGGTCGAGTTTCGGAATATTCTCGACCCGGCTTTGCTCCAGCGCGGCCGAATTCCACAATGCTCCTTCTGCGTCGTCCAGCAATACGCCGTCCAGTTCCTGTCGTCCCAGACGCGTCCCTTCATAGCGGCGGCGTACCTCCTCCAGAAAGCTTTCGGCGAGGTATGCCGCATTGGCCTCTGTCGGTGCATGCGTGACCACGGTGCTATCGCGCTTCAGCAGGTCTTTCAGCACCCCCACGTTGCGCGGGGTCGTCGTCACGCAGACCTGAGGGTGATCCCCAAGCCGAAGCCCGAATTGGAGCATGTCCCAGGTGTCTTCCGCGCGCTTCCATTTCGCGAGTTCGTCGACCCACGCGGCATCAAACTGGGGCCCCCTCAGGGCTTCCGGATCATGCGCTGAGAAAACCTGTGCTATGGCCCCATTGGGCCACACCAATCGTTTCCGGCTTGCTTCCCAAACCGGCTTTCTGTCCGGCGGAGAGCAGGCAAGGATCCCGCTCTCCCCAAAGATCATCACTTCGCGGGTTTGATCGATCGTTTCGCCGATAATTGCCACCCGTCTGGCGCGACCATTGTCGAGGGGCCTGTCTCCCTCGACGATGGACCGCACCCATTCGGACCCGGCGCGCGTTTTCCCTGCGCCGCGGCCCCCCATGATCACCCATGTCTTCCACATCCCGTCGGGAGGAAGCTGATGGGGCAATGCCCAGAAATCAAAAAGGAAAGGGAGAGCCAGAAGCTCTCCCTCGGTCAGTTCGTCAAGAAACTCGCTTGCAGCACTTTCGGACACGGAGGCGATTAAGTCGGCACCCGATCGAAGATCGTGCGGCCCCGAGGTCGAGTGCATATCCGCCTTCAAGTCCGGCCTTCCGTTTCCGTTCTGCATCAATACGTTGCTCCAGCTCAATCGCCTTGAGGTAAGCCGTCCGGACCTCACTCAGGGTCTTGTTGGTTTCTTTGGTGACTTCGAAGTCTTTGTCCTTGAGAAACGACTGCGCGATCTTGAGCGTGTCCGCGAGATCGGTAATCGTTTCCATCAGTTCCTCGATGCGCTTCGCTTCAATCGTGGAACCTGTTTCTGCGGTAATGAGTGCCATCTGCTCGTATCCTCTTTTGGGATTTGTTTTATGGCCTCCAGTTCGAGCGAAACGAAAAAACGACCGCGGAGATCTCTCTCCGGGTCGCTTGCCCACTTCTTCCAGCTTGTCACAAGTTGTACTTTGGAGAGTGCGGTGGGTCAAGCCAAATCCGCCCGCCAAAATCGGCTAACCGTCCGCACCTATTAACAAAAACCTAATCTCTGCCACCAGAAGTATATAGTGTATGACCTCGGAAATCGCCGGATTTCACCACATGCGGGGGGTAGGAGTTTATCAACCACACCGCGCTCCATTACCAAAGGATTACCCCCGGCTCGAAAATCTACGTGGATGACGTCCGGCCGAAGCCACTTTGTCGGAGTTTGAAACCGGTCGAAGGCAACCAACTGCCGAATCGCGGCGCATTTTTGCGAATCACGCGTCCCAGCGATTCGAATCAAAAGACCCTCGGTTCAACTCGGCATCACCCCGGGGTGCTTCCATTGCGCATCCGCGGAAAGCTCGTCCAACGCTCTGACCCAACCATAGTGCCCGACACAGGCCGGTTCGTGATTTGCAAGCCTCGCGCGCAGTTGGCATAGTTCGCCCAGAGCAACAGGCCGCCACGAAAGCGCGCCGTACCATCGAGGCAGTGTGATGAAATATGTGATAGCAAGTGTCGCGGTTTTGGGCCTAGCCGCCTGTGGCGGTGGCCGCAGTTCAGCCCCGCAAGGCGGTACGCTGAGGGCGGAATCCGGCCCCGTCAGCCAGGCCTGCATGGCCTCTGACCGCAAGGCGCGCAGCGCGGGCCTGTGTGGGTGTATCCAAGCGGCGGCAAACCGTACTCTGAGCGCGGGCGATCAGCGCCGCGCCATCAGCTTCTACAAAGACCCCCATGAGGCGCAGGAAGTCCGCCAGTCGGACCGTTCAGGCGACCGAAGTTTCTGGCAGCGTTATTCGGACTACGCCGAGATGGCGACCGCCTTCTGCGGCTGAGATCCGCGCGGAAATGAAAAAACCCGGCGCCATCACAGCGCCGGGTTTTCCATTTATATAGGACTGGCCCAAGGCTCAGTGAGCGGTTGCCGCAGCCTTCTCGCTCGCTTTCGCAGCCGCTTGTGCCGCCGCGGCTTCCTCGGCCGCCTCATCCCACTCCACCGGCTCCGGCTTGCGTGTCAGCGCATGGGCCAGCACCTCGGAGACGTGGCTCACAGGGATCAGCTCCAGACCCTGCTTCACGTTGTCGGGGATCTCGGCGAGGTCCTTCTCGTTTTCCTGCGGGATCAGTACCGTCTTGATACCGCCGCGCAGAGCCGCGAGAAGTTTCTCCTTCAACCCGCCGATCGGCAGAGCGTTTCCGCGCAGCGTCACCTCACCGGTCATCGCAATGTCGCGCCGAACCGGAATACCAGTCAGGACCGAAACGATGGAGGTCACCATCGCCAACCCGGCAGAGGGGCCATCCTTAGGCGTCGCGCCCTCGGGCACGTGCACGTGGATGTCCCAGCCTTCGAAGCGGGGCGGCTTGACGCCAATTTCCGGCGCAATCGAACGGACATAGGAAGAGGCCGCGTCGATGGACTCCTTCATCACGTCGCCCAGCTTGCCGGTTGTCTTCATCCGGCCCTTGCCCGGAAGGCGCAGCGCTTCGATGTTGAGCAATTCGCCCCCGACCGAGGTATAGGCAAGCCCGGTGACGACACCGACCTGATCCTCATCCTCGGCAAGACCGAACTTGTGCTTCCGCACCCCGAGGTAATCCCCCAGATTGTCTGAATCGACCTTCAGCGTCACGGCCTCTTTCTTGACGATCTTGGTGACCGCCTTGCGCGCGATCTTGGCGATCTCACGCTCCAGATTCCGCACACCGGCTTCCCGCGTGTAATAGTGGATCACGTCGGTCAGCGCTTCATCGGTGATCTCAAGCTCCTTGGGCCGCAACCCGTGGTTCTTGAGCTGCTTGGCGATCAGGTGACGCCGCGCAATCTCACGCTTTTCGTCCTCGGTGTAGCCGGCCAGCGGGATGATCTCCATCCGGTCCAGAAGCGGCCCGGGCATGTTGTAGGAGTTCGCCGTGGTCAGGAACATCACGTTGCTCAGGTCGTATTCCACCTCGAGATAGTGGTCCACGAAGCTTCCGTTCTGTTCCGGGTCGAGCACCTCAAGCATCGCGGAGGCCGGATCCCCACGGAAATCCTGACCCATCTTGTCGATCTCGTCGAGCAGGATGAGCGGGTTCGTAGTCTTGGCCTTTTTCAGCGCCTGAATGATCTTGCCCGGCATGGAGCCGATATAGGTCCGCCGGTGTCCGCGGATCTCGCTCTCGTCGCGCACGCCGCCGAGAGAGATGCGGATAAACTCGCGCCCCGTGGCCCGTGCAACCGACTTCCCGAGGGAGGTCTTGCCCACGCCCGGAGGCCCCACGAGGCACATGATCGGCCCCTTGAGTTTCTTTGAGCGCTGCTGCACCGCGAGATACTCCACGATGCGTTCCTTGACCTTGTCCAGACCATAGTGATCCGCATCAAGCACGGCCTGCGCCTTGCCCAGATCCTTTTTCACGCGGGACTTGGTGTTCCACGGGATCGACAGCATCCAGTCGAGATAGTTCCGCACCACGGTGGCTTCGGCGCTCATCGGGCTCATGTTGCGCAGCTTCTTGAGTTCGGCATCCGCCTTCTCGCGGGCCTCCTTCGACAGCTTCGCCGCCTCGATCTTGTCTTCGAGTTCCGCGAGTTCGCCCTCGCCCTCTTCGCCGTCGCCAAGCTCCTTCTGAATGGCCTTCATCTGCTCATTCAGATAATACTCGCGCTGCGTCCGCTCCATCTGGGTCTTCACGCGCGTCTTGATCTTCTTCTCGACCTGCAGAACGGACATTTCCCCCTGCATCAGGCCATAGACCTTCTCAAGGCGTTCGCTCACGCTCAGCGTCTCCAGAAGCTCCTGCTTCTGATCGACCTCGATCCCAAGGTGTCCGGCAACAAGGTCGGCGAGCTTTGCGGGCTCATGGCTTTCGGCCACGGCGGCAAGCGCTTCCTCGGGGACATTCTTCTTGATCTTGGCATAGCGCTCGAATTCGTCCGCGACGGTGCGCACCAGCGCCTCGATCGTGGCCTGATCACCGGGCATCTCGCTCAGCGGCTCACACGCGGCCTCGAAAAAGGCCTCGTTCTCGACGAAATCGGTAATCAATACGCGCCGTTGCCCCTCGACCAGCACCTTCACAGTGCCATCGGGAAGTTTCAGCAATTGCAGGACATTGGCGAGCACGCCGGTGCGATAGATCCCGTCGATATCGGGATCGTCAACGGCGGCATCCGTCTGGCTCGACAACAAGATTTCCTTGTTGTCCTGCATGACCTCTTCCAGCGCCCGCACGGATTTGTCGCGCCCCACGAAAAGTGGCACGATCATGTGCGGGAATACGACGATGTCCCGCAGCGGAAGGACCGGATAGGTTTGGTTCACATGCTCTTGCATCACGTTTCCTTTATTGGGCGAAGCGCCACATCCCGCACCTGCGGCAATGTCGGCACCTCCCTTTCGGAGATCAAAGGTGGGACCGGGAAGGGACTTTTTCAACCCGGGGCGCTGCGCCAT